TGGTCGTATTGCCTCCAACTTTAATACCCGCAGCCGTTTATCGGTTGTGGGTATCTTTTTGTCTGGATCGATACGTAGATCATGCATAGCAGTGTTTTATTACGTTGTGTCAGTGATTGCAGTATCTGTTGTGAATAAATAAGAAACAACGGCTAATCCTGGTGGAATTAGCCGTTTTGTATCGGAGGTAAATATGATTACAAGTACAAATGTTTTAGATGCAGCTTTTCATACGGCTCATGATTTCCCTGGTGGAGTTCATGCATTGGCTCAGCGCATGGGTGATGTAAGCCCGAATGTATTGAATAAGAAGGTTGACCCACGTTCAGAGTCTCATCACCTGCGTTTAGATGAAAGCGTAAAGATTCAATCTATCACGGGTGATTATCGCATGCTGCAGGCAATGGCATTCACATTGCATCATGTAGCAATCCCTTTGCCTGATATTGGTGATAGCGGTGATATGTCAATGCTTGATGGATTCATGGACATTCTTACTGAGCTTGGACAGTTTGCTAAAGAGTTCCAGACAGATTGGGCTGATGGTCGTATTAGTAAAGATGAACTGGAACGTATTAAAGCTGAAGCAGCTGACGTACAGGGCCGCCTTGCAATGTTTGTTGCACGTATATCTGAGATTGCAGAAGGGTAGTTGTTATGGCTGATATATATGACCAGGCAACTGACCGCGAGATAAGGGACCGTGAACTTGCGTTGCAGAATGTTCGCGCAAGTGCCGGCACTATGCCAACGCTAACCGCTAATGGCAAGTGCTACAACTGTGATGAATCAGTTAGTGATGGTGCCACATTCTGTAACTCTGACTGCCGTGATGATTGGCAGCTTCGGTTTAATCGTAATAGATAACCCCGCGCCCCTTGGCTGGATAGAAGAAATGATGATGATTATTGAAAAAATTAAAACCAACATTGTAATTTTCAAAAGGTACTCCCTGGCATTGCTCAGTACGGGTCGAATCGAGCGCGAAATACCGCTAGGTTTTGCTTCTTAAAGTTACTGAAATTTTAAACATACAACGGATGCTCTCATGGTTGCTCTGACAATAAAAACAGATTTTAAAGGCGTGCAGAATCGGCTGGACCGCATGTCAGATAATTTGCAAAAAAGGGTTATTCCTGCAGCGCTTAATAAAGTGGTAGCAAAAGCAAAAACTGAAATGACCCGGGCAATCACTTCTGAATTTAACCTGCGTGGTGATGAGGTGAGGCCGCGCCTTCGAGTTGTTAATGCCAGGCGTGATTATAAGGATTGGATGGTAGTGCTGGACCCATTTGCATCAGGAAGACGAAAGGGAACAACTATCAATATGATCAGGTTTGTAGAGAATAAAGTCACTTTGGCAGAAGGCCGCCGCCGTGCGAAAGCTGGAACAAGAAACCAGCTGCACTTCAAAATTAAAAAGCAGGGCAGTAAAACTACGTTATCCGGGGCTTTTATTGCAACTAACAAGCGTACAGGTGGTACGGCAGTATTTACACGTGTTGGTAATGAACGATATCCAATTCAAGCAAAACAAACTATTGATGTGCCACAGATGTTTAATACAAAACGCATCAATACTAGGGTTTTAGACAAAATTAATAAAGAACTTGTGGTTGAGTTTGACAGGGCTATTCGTGCTGTTGAAGGTGGTTTAATAAGATGAGTTCCTGGATAAACTACGATGAAGTATTAAATACTCTTATCAGCCATGATTTTATTATCAGCAGGCTAGATATTGGTGTAATGAAGCGCATCAAGCGTGAAGGACATAAGCAGCGTGGCTGGTATGTGGTTCATGAAATTACGCTTGATGATGGAGAGCATGCGCTCATCGGCTCATTTGGTTATTGGTTTGGTGGTGAACCATTCATTGAAAAGATTGCACCAGGTGCGGATGTTAAGTTAAGCAAAGAGCAGCTAGCTGCAATCAAAAAACAACATGCTGATGCTCAGAAAAGAGCGAAGCTGCAGCGTGATCAGGATGCAGAAAAAGCATCGCATATGGCTACAGTTGCCTGGTACAAATATGTGCAAGAAGGTGAAAGCAGCTATTTGAACCGTAAGCTAGTGAGAGCGCATGGTTTACGATTTTCACCAGCTGGTAACGGTACCGTTGCAATCCCTATGAAAGATACAAAGGGAAAGATTTGGGGATTACAGATCATACGCGGTAAGGACCGCGGTAATAAACTTGAAAAAGAATACTGGCCAAAAGGCTTGAACAAGAAAGCACACTTCCATTTATGCGGAAGTGTTACATCAATTACACCAATTATCCTGATTGCTGAAGGTTATGCTACTGGTGCAAGTATTTATCAAGCAACGGATATTCCGGTTGCGGTTGCATTTGATGCTGGAAACCTGATTGAGGTTGCCAGTGCTCTGCATAAAGAGTATCCACGTGCAAAAATTTTGATATGTGCTGATGATGATTATCTGACTGAAGGTAATCCTGGGTGCAAAGCCGCTGAGTCAGCTGCGCTTGCGGTCGGCGGCGCATGGATTAAGCCAGAGTTCCCATTTGACCGTGAAGGAAAGAAGTTAACCGACTTTAATGACCTAGTTAACTTTACTAATTGCTCAGAAAGCACCATATCAGTGCAAATTACAGACAAGCTTAACCAGCTTGGTTGGGTTTATAGCGGCCCGCGCGCGGGCGCTGCACAGCAGGGGGGTGGGGTTAATGATATTAAAAGTACATTAAAGCCATTGCTTGATGTGACTGAAGCTGTTGAGCGTTACAGTTTAATTTATGGTGCTGGCGGTACGATGTATGACCATCAAGAATCAAGCCTGATACCGAAGTCTGATGTATTAGATGTTTGTGTAGATCATGCTTGGCGTGAATGGAAGTTGCATCCAATGAGAAAGGTAGTCAGATTATCTGAAGTCGGGTTTGACCCTACTGAAAAGGATAAAAGCATTCTCTGCAATCTATGGGGAGGATGGCCAACTAAACCAAAAGAAGGCCAGTGTGCAATATTACTTAGCCTACTTGAGCACTTATGTAGTGGTGAAGAATCAGGAAATAACGATATATACCAGTGGGTTTTAAAGTGGCTGGCATATCCGATTCAAAACAAAGGCGCAAAAATGCGCACGGCTTTAATATTTCATGGGCCACAGGGGGCTGGTAAAAATCTGTTTTTTGAAGCTTACGCTCAGTTATTCGGCAAGTATTCACGCATTGTTGGCCAGGCTGAAATCGATGATAAATTCAATGATTGGGCCAGTGGTAAATTATTCATGATTGCCGATGAGGTTGTTGCCAGGCAGGAACTATTCCATATCAAGAATAAGATTAAGGCGCTAATTACTGGAGATACGATTCGTATCAATCCAAAAAATGTTGCAGCACATGATGAAAAAAACCATGTGAACATCGTTTTCTTATCCAATGAGAAACAGCCTCTGGTGCTGGAAAAAGACGACCGGCGCTTTGCTGTGATCTGGACACCTGAAAAGCTACACCCTAATTACTATTCTGACGTGGCTGAAGAAGTCAAAGAGGGTGGTATCGAGGCTTTGCATGATTACCTGCTGCATCTGCCGCTTGGTGATTTTAATGAACATACCAAGCCGCCGATGACAAAATCAAAACAGGACCTTATCGATTTAAACCTTGAGTCTGGGGATAGATTCCTGCAGGAATGGGTATTAAATGAACTGGATCTTCCTGTTTGCCCATGCCTGAGTGAGGATTTATATAAGGCATATACCGATTGGGCCAAGCGTAACGGCGTAATCAGGCCGAGAGAATTGAACCAGATTATCGGAAACATCGTAAAAACACATGGATGGGTACGCAGTAAACCGCGTATTTATTCAGATTATCACTTTAGTGGGGATGCAAAACAGCGTGCTGTTATATTCCCTCCGTCTAGATTTTTTACAGAAAAGCATAAAAAAACTGCTGACTTGACTGAATCACAGTGGGTTACAACCTGTGTTTTAGATTTCAAAGAAGCATTAAGGCCACGAAATGACAATTAATGTGATGGGTGTGACGGGGGATGTGATGGGGTATGTTACGGGCAAATACCGCATGTTTGTTGGCTTGTTACGGGTGTTACGGGCTTTCATGCGTGCGTGTACACGTGAATATAAATATTTATTAAATACTTTATTAAATAAATATATTTCTCACGCACACGGGAAATGCCCCGTCACACCCGTCACACCCATCACACGCCTTTATACATGCGCCTCACGGATGTTACGGGGTACACATGACCCCATCACACCCCATCACATTACTTATTCATTATGAAAGAAAAGAGTATTAGTGAAGTAGTAGGAGAATTTAAAGAGG